TCTAAGAGAAGATGAAAGATTTCATGGACAAACTACTAAAACAGGAATGCTAACAACTCCTATAATGTTAGGTGAAAATATTGACTACGATGATCCTACAATTGATGATGATACAGTTGTTGATAATTCTCCTGCTAAAAGTTCAAAAATAATGAATAGACTACCTCCAGAGCTGGATAGAATTAGATTTCGCAAAGATTACGAGGGGTCTAAAGACCCTAGAGTTTTGAGGTGGATTGTCTCTGACTCAGTACAAAGGCAATTACCTTCAAATCTGCGTAGACTAGACCCGAGATCTAGTGCTGTGCAGAGTTGGTATAAATCCATGGATAGATTACCTGTTCCATTAAAAAAAATTGATGAAGATCAAGAATATGATGTAAGTTCATATAGCAAAATTCCTGAAAATTTTAATTTAGTTATTATTCCTATAATTCAAGATTTAAAAGAGAAATTAACGAAATTAGGTTTTCGTAGTGAAACAATGAATTATATTTCTATAATAATGGCGCAACTTATCATAAAATGCTTAGGTAAAAGTAACATAGGCAATATTAGAGAAGATAAGAGGGAGGATTGTATAAAAAAAGTTCCAGAACGTATAAATCTTTATTATAATGAAGTGTTTCTACCCCTTTATAATAAGTATGGTAAATTTGTACCTGGTAGAGGTCCTCTTCTTTATGAAGATCATCCTGAAAAAAATCTTGGTGTTGTTCCATCGATTATTTTTGATTTTTTACAAGATCTATCTCTTTTAAATCCAAAGAGTCTTAGGTATAAATTAAAATGGAATTTAAAGTTTGATACAAATACTATATATGTTGAGCCAGAGGAAAAAGCATATAATTTTCAAGGAAACTATATTGATCCTTTTACATTTGATGAACTAATAACAATATTAATAAACAAATCAGCAACCTTAGAACAAGACAGATCCATTCCTCAACAAACATTTAAGCCATTAACAACAACAGATGAACTAGAAGGACAGCATGTAGAAATAGGAGGTAAAACAAGAAAATTAAAAAGAAAATCATCTAAAAGAAAATCATCTAAAAGAAAATCATCTAAAAGAGAATCATCTAAAAAAAGAAAATCATCTAAAAAAAGAGACTAAAATTTCTTATGTAAAAAAAATTTATATAAGAAATAATTTTATTTATATATTTATTTAATTTTTAACAAATCTAGTAAATTCCTTTTTAAGTCTATTATAAACATGAATCGCATCAGCAATGCTTTCTTTTAAATGTCCTTTAATAGTTGATTTTTCTACAGGTTGTTTATAAGCCAAACGAATTATACTATAATTATCGTGTGGATGCATCTTTTTAAAACCACAATATGTTATCATATTTGTTTCAAAAAACTTTGAAAACAAGAAATACTCAATAATATTTCCAATCGTATAATCTTGATTTTCAAGAATAACATCAAAACTATTAGCCATAGTACTATCAGAATTTTTAATTTCTAGTTCATCTCTTTCAATAATAGCATCTAATTCACTTAAATTAATTATTAAAATTTTACAAGCAATATCGACAATTTCATTATTTGTATAAACTCCTATAGTTTGAATAACAAAATCAAAACTATCCTTTTTATAGATACGTTTTGCGTCAAGTAATCTCCAATTTTTAGTTTCAAATTCAATTTCTTTTTCATTTTTGCCCTCATTTCTCCATTGCTGCAATTTTCTTGTTAATTCGATATCTTGTCCGGTTGAATCACCTGTAAACCCATATGAACAAGTATAAACAGCATTAAACATTCCATCTTCTTTAGCACTTCCAACATCAAACTCACAAGTCAAATGAATTTTTTCTCCAGGTATTTCATCTGAAATTCTAGGTCTTAATCTAACAAAATCAATAAAATAACCTGTAATATCATCCGCTGGGAAAATTTCCAAAACTTTATCTCGTGGCAAGGGTTTACCTGTACTTTTTTCTTTAATAACAAAATTTTCTGTTGTAACGAACATAATTGTATCAGTTGTATTTTCTACATTTACTTCCAAAATGTAACTATTTATTGGGAATTCTTCAATATCCTTAATATGAATTGGTATGCAGCTTAATCTTTGTTTAATAATTTCGTTATTTTGACGACTAGTATTTGTAATAATATTGCATTTATTTTGTTCATTAGGGGTAGTTCTAAAAACAATTAATGGTATGTCAGATAAAATTGTTCTTCTAAGCCCATTTGCGATGCTAACATTAACATCACTAAGAGTAAACCCAAAAGAATTATTATCAGTTTCAAGAAGCTCAAGCTTGGGATTCATTGTATTTAATATAACTTTATATTTAAATTGAAAAATATATCATTTTTTTTTAATAAGTTAAATATTATTTTGAATAAACTAAGTATAGTTTAAGATGAGCTGTATTTTGTATTATAGTAAATATTGCGAAGTTTCAAAAAAATATTTGCAATTATTATCCAAGTCAAATTATCAAAAAGATATACATTTTATTTGTATCGATAAAAGAATAAAAGAGGCAAATAATAAAACATTTATTATTTTAGAAAATGGTCAAAAAATAATTTTACCTGAAAATGTAACTCGGGTTCCAGCTCTTCTTTTGTTGACCCAAGGTTATCAAGTTTTATATGGAGAACAAATATTAGAATACTTAAAACCAAAACAGGAAGTAGAAGTGAGGAGAGCGACCCAAAATAATATGGAACCGATGGCTTTTTCTTTTGGAGGAGGAGGAGGAGGTTTTAGCGATGTTGTTTCAGATCAATATAGTTTTTTAGATCAAGCCCCGGAAGATTTAGAAGCAAAAGGAAACGGCGGTATGAGACAAATGCATAATTATGTCGATTTAAATACAGCATTTAGCGGTCAAATATCTCAATACGATAATAATGATGAATTAAATACAACAATTAGAGGTGTTCAAAAAGTTGGAGAAGATACATCAAATCAACAAATGGACGATAGAATAAAAAAAATGAGAGAAGACAGGGAATCAGATATTAGATCAATTACAGGAAATAGGCCACCAATGAGTTTTTAAAATTTCATTTAAAATTATTTAAGCCGTTTCATTGTTCTTTTACTTCTTTTTGTTTTTTTACTCTTTTTACTCTTTTTACTTCTTTTATTTTTTATATTACGACATGTTAATTTTTTCCCCCCGCGAAACCTGCCATAATATTCTTCTTTTGAATCTCCATAAGGAGGTCCATAATCTCGTCTTGGATCTGTTTTATGAGAAGGAAATTTTTTCAATCTTTCATTTAGTATTAATAATCTTGTAGACTCCCATTTTTCTCTTATTTTCCACCACTCTTGCTGCCATTCATGAAATTTATTACTAGATAATGCGCTTGAGCCATTTGCATAACCAGTTTTTTCTTCAGCTTCTTTAATCTCAATATTTTCAATTTCTTTTTCATAACTATTTAATTGATCTTTTGTAGTAGCATTTTTTATTAATGCTATAAAATCTTGAGGTTCGGAACGTGGTGGCTCTTCTGAAAGAGGGTTATATGTATTTTTTATACAATTTGTACATGATGAAAATAATCTTTGCATATATAAATTATTAATACAAATTATTTTATTTATTATAAAAATAATTTAAAAAGATTTGAAGAAAAATATTTAAATGTCTAATAATATTATAACAGCCTTTAATGATCATTTTGGAGAATTTATAAATGATATTCAATCTGTTTTCCCCGAAGACGTTGATATATTATATGCTAAAAATGCTTTAATAACAGTTCGAAAGGCAAATCCTAAAATGATTGTTAAAATTTGGAATTCATTTATTGTTTCAAAATATCGGTCTGAAATTAATTCTGGTAACTTGGATTTTTTTATGAATAAAGATTATTCTAATGATGTATCCAGTTCTCAAAATTCAGATAAAATAATGGAATCTATTGATAGATTACGTGAACCAATTAAAAATATGAGCAAAGAAAATCAAACAAAAGTTATGAAATATATACAAAATTTAACAAAACTTGCTGAATTGTGTGAATAATTAATTATAAAATAGCAAAAATAATATATATTTAATTAGTTTAATTTAAATATATATAATTTATATTAATTAAAATGACAGAAACGACTAATTTAGCTCCTCACGAATTTTCTAAGGTAATTAAAGATTTTATTCGTGATTTGAAAAGTACATTTCCTGAATACGATAATTTTATTTCTAAATGGTGGAAAACTCCTGAAAATTTTAGTTATATTGAAGATGAAGAAGAGAGAAACAAAGTATATGAAAAAGCTTTAAATCAATCTATTAATCTATTATTTGATTTTTGTAAAAAAAAGTTACCTCCTAGATTTTTTGATATTTTATACGAAAATGATGAAATTTTTAAGGAAGACTCTGACTTTGATACTGAATTTTTACCCAAAATTCATTTTAAAAACTTATGGCAATGTGATATTAGTGAAAAAACAAGGGATACTATTTGGAAATATCTTCAATTAATAACATTTTCAATTGTAGGAACTCTTGAAAATAAAGATGCTTTTGGTGATACTGCTAAAATGTTTGAAGCTATTAATGAAAATGAATTTAAACAAAAACTAGAAGAAACATTATCACAGATGCACGGATTATTTGACTTTAGTGGTAATTTTTCTCAATTTACAGAAGGGTTAGGTTCGGGAATTAATTCTGAAAATATACCAAATGTAGAAGAACTTCACGAACATATTACAGGAATGTTAGATGGGAAATTAGGACAATTAGCTCGTGAAATTGCTGAAGAAACTGCTGCTAATTTGAATATGGATTTTGAAGATTCGACAGATATGAAAGATATTTTTCAAAAACTTATTAAAAATCCTACCAAATTAATGGGATTAGTTAAAACAGTTGGTGATAAATTAGATTCGAAAATTAAATCGGGTGATCTTAAAGAGAGTGAAATTATCAAAGAAGCTACAGAAATGATGAGTAAAATGAAAAATATGCCTGGAATGGATAATATCCAGTCTATGTTAAGTAAAATGGGTATGGGAGATCTTGGAAATCTTGCAGGAATGGCTGGGTTAGCTGGAATGGGAGGAAAACTAAATACTGGCGCAATGGAAGCTAACTTAAATAAAAAAATGAAAATGGCTCAAACCAAAGAAAGAATTCGCGCAAAAGCTGAAGCAAACGCAAAAGCAAAATTAGCCCAACAATTTTTATCTCAACAACAAAATTCTAGTCCAACTCAACCAACAATCTCAGATGAAGAACTTGCTAAAATATTTAGTACTGGAGAAAAAGTAGAAAGAACGCCGAGAAATTCAAAACCTACGCAAAATAATAATAATAATAATAGTAATAAAAAGAAAAAGGGTAAAAAATAACAATACAATTTTAAAACAATACAATTTTAAAACAATACAATTTAAAAAAATAACAGTATAAAATATATAAATGTTTAATGAATACGAGTCTTCTGGAAAACATATGATTTGTGATTTTAAATGCATAAAAAATGAAAGATTATTAAATAATATGGAACAATTAAATTTAGTGTTAAGAAAAATTTGCGGCGATAATGATTTTCAAATTTTAAATGAAATACAATACAAATTTGAACCTATTGGTTGTAGTATTATATTTTTATTATCTGAATCGCATTTATCTATTCATACATTTCCCGAAAAAAATCATATGTCATTTGACATTTATACTTGTAGACAATATAAAGATAATGTAGTATACAATGAAATTTATCAATATCTAATAAATATATTAGATGCGAGTGGTATAAATAGCACAATGAAAATAATTGACAGATACTTCTGACATTTAATTAAAAATTTAAATGTCAAAATAAACTTTTTTAAAAGATTTATATATATATAATGACAACACAATTTTGGTCAAAT